TCAGGGAAAAGACTCATCCAGTAATCAGCTGAATGGTACCTCCTTAATACGATAATCGAGCACAGAGTCTCTCGGGTGGATAACCCCAGAGCTGAAATCGACGCCGTATAAGGTTGCTGCTAGAACAGCATCTTCGCTAAAACCCCGGCGTAGCACCTCGCGGTGTGAACTGGGGGCATAGCAGGAGATGAGTCTGATACCGTGTCTCCAGCGGTATTGCCAGGAGGATTGTTCATCATGTATGACTAAATCTCCGAGGCCCTGAGGGCCTCGGAGACGACGCACCTGTCTCGGGAGACCGTTGACTGTGCGGAGCCACGCATGATAAAGCGAATGGAACCGGAATGGATCGTTATTACACGACCGTTTCAGGCCATTAGCCAGAGCAATCAGCTTATGAGGTTGATCAGGATCGTCCTTCAAATAGAAAGGCCTAACGGCACGTCCATTAAAGAAATCTCCGCCACAACTCTCTCTAAAAGGCCCTTTGACAAAGCTCTTGCGAGCGTTGGTCTTGAGCCCAAAGAAAGCTAATACGGATATCACGTCCTTCGAGAAACACGAGGGTATGATGATGTCATCACCATAAACAAGTGTGCTAGACCCGCACGTCTCGCGCCCGGTCACGGATAGTGATAGGGCGAGAAATATTAGGGTTTCTAGCTCAAAGGTGAAACCATTACCCATTGACGAGAACTTTTCGAGAACTCGCCAAGATCCGTTGAACAAAGTCTTCTTTGACCTTAAGTCATCGAGGGCTTCATACCACGGGGGAGGAAGCAGGAGTTTTACAAGATTCCTGCAAATGGTGTCGCTAGCATTAGAAAGGTCGATAGTAGCAAGAGACTCGTTGCGAGACGAGGCACAGGCAAGTTGCCGGTGTTTCTCCTGCCCTTCGTTGAGGTCGATACCCCAACGTTTTAAGCGTGCTCTAATAACTCGGCCGAGGCCGAGCTGGTAGAACACATTTATACTAGGCTCGATTGCAATACCTCGATGCTTAGTACAGTCTTTGGGAACAGTAGTAAAACGGTTCCCATCAACTCTTAAAGGACCCTTTCCGACTTGGGCAGTAAACTTAGCCCAACTTGTACCTGACCACTGAAATAGATATGGCCAAGCATCGGATGTAAAAGTCGGTACGCTTGAAATTTTGTCCGGTATCGTGGTCATGACACCTTTATCGCCATAAGTCGCACCCGGGCCAAACCGACCATCGAGGATGGAGGGTAACGGTCCAAGGATATCAGAAATTATTTTTCGCGTGCGAACGATAAATTCGCTCACGCCTACACCATATTGGGGACACAAAATGTCCTCAAGAAAAGGGTAGATTCTGATGTTTGTGCGAAGGCACTCAAGTTCGCAAGAAACGAAACTCTCTTCTGCAGCCTTCTTTCGATCGAAGGTCGTTTCGAGGGGTTCGTACTTCTGAAGCAGAGAGGTCGCTTGCGCGTCACCCCAGTAAGCTTCCGAAGTCAAGTAGTGCATTGGATCAACTCGTAAAGACGCGAGTTGGTCCCACTCCTGGTTCTCAAGTAGTATCGAAACTGCGAGAGACCTTGGAGAGGCGATGCCTGTGCAAATCGCTAGGGCAATCTCTTTCACATCACGTGAAATCAAGATATTCTCCTTCAAAACCTCAAGAGGAGGTGAGTTTAGACTGGCGCGTAGCCGTAACGAGTCGAACCCTTAATCAGTGAGCTAGAAACCAGATTAAAAAACTGGTAAACAGCTTCATCGATGTCGGATTGAGACACGTTTTGAGGCATTGCGATGGTCAGACTCATCGGAATCTTCGAGAGGACTTGAGTGAGGCCCGTGTTGGAGTCCGTGTAGACGCTCGGAAAAGCACCCGAGAGGTCCACGCGACGAACGTCGCCAGCGGCATTCGACCGCCCCGACATCGAGAACCAGGGCTTCTGGCCCGTGGTACCCGAGGGGGAAGTCGAACGCCAAAGGGCGGGCGTTTTATCTCCAGCGGAGGCGGTGACAGCGGACCAAGTGATGTCCGTCGTGCCATCAGACTTTTTGATGGTGATATCTGCCATTGCGGTCATAGGGACTGCTCCTTAGGCGGGCCGAGTTCATCAGCCCATTTGTTGTGCAAGCAGCGAAAGTGCTGTTGCAGCTCGAGTAACGCTGAAGCCCTGGAAGGGCGGTACGTTAAACGATGGTCCGGTTATTCCAGGTACCCTGTTAACATGAACATGCTTACCAGTGTAATGGGTGTTGTTATTCAACCACCATTTATTGGAGTCATAGTCATGCTTCGCAGTAATACTATGGGAATAATCACGGGTCACGTTGGCATATTCCGTCGTCCAAGCGAATTCGATATTAAGTCCCACAAAGTCGGTCATTGATGAAATGACCTGCCCTGCGTTACTAAACCAATCCACTACGAAAGAGAAAGGAACAGCCTCCCACGCGACAGACAGAGGATTTACAAACCCCATCTGATTAGCAAGGAACTGGTTCGGATTAGCAACCGAAACCACCGCTCCAGCCCTGCAGCCGTAGATCCCGTGAACATAATCGGTGTGATACCGGATAGCTTCGTTGTCCTCGGAACGTTCATTCTGAACGCCGAGCGAAAACTGAGCGGTACCCCGACCACGCACACGGGATTTCTGAATAGCAGAGGCAGAGCCACAGAGCGCATCGATTGATGTGCCTATGTCCTGAACAAGCGGTACCCAGCCAAAGTGGAGCTCCAGCCATTTATCTGCAACCTGCTTTTTCCGCCAGTTTCTCTTACGAGTTGCTGGTGGAGCAGTAATGCCGAGATGGCGCAGAGCTCCGGGAAGGTTACCCTTCTTAAGGTCTTTGTACGCTTGGAACAGAGTGCTAGCGTGATTGGCGATATTTTGAAGGTTACCCTTCGCCTCGCCAAGATTGTTAGCATTCTGAGCGATAGGAGCAATCGCGCTCACGATCGAAGAGTAACACTTGTTACGCGCGACAGACGCATGGTATGCGTTAGTGTCGGGAGCTGCAGTTTGTGCAGACACGTAAAAAGGACCCTCGGACGGTGGGCGAGTATCGTTCCAATTCTCACAGGCAAGGAAATCCATATCATAGCCAAGCGGCTGGACATAAGGGGCTTTTTGACGGCTCCAGGTCGTACGCTTGTATTTCTGATATAGACCTCCATAAGGCCAGTAAGAGATATCCTCTCGCGTAGCCATCACCCCTCCTTGGGGGGTTCGACAGAGTCGGAACGCTTGCTAGGCGTTGATGGGATGGGAACCGAATGGGTCCCGTCCGCTTTCCGAGATTCGGAAGAGCGTCTCTCCGGGATGAAGAGAGAAATAACTGAGATGATGCTCCGAAAGAGCCCGAAATAAGCATTAGTCTTCTCGTCGTTCATAGGACCCCGCAAAGGGCCCCA